GTTGAAATTCTCTTGGGTGAGAATATCTTTGAGACTGGCGGCGAAGTGAGTCTTTATGGCATGGACGATGAATTGCTCGATCTGTCGGGCCTAATGACCGGAGGATGGATCGATGGCTAATGAATTGGTTGAAGAGGGTACGACGACCACCAAGGCACAGACAGAGGACGGCACGCCGCTGGCTTTGGAGTTTGAGGTCGGGGTAGATCAGAATCTTCCCTTCTCGATGCCGTACCAGCCCTCTAAGGATGGCACTAAGCGCTCGGCGGATGAAGACCTACAAGAAATTGGCCGTGAGGGTTTCGAAGACTATGGTCCCTCTGTGCGTCAGTTGGTCACCATGCGCAAGATGGATGGTCAGGCGCGCGCTCTGTACCGGCTGCTGACGCTGCCCATTCGTTCTGCTCTCAACACGGCTACCTTTGTCCCGGCTGAGGGCGGGGAGGCCGAGGCTGAGTATATCGATGCGGTTTTTAATACCCCTGTAGAGGCTGGGGGTATGTCAGTCACCTTTCAGCGCACCATGGGTCAGTTGCTTCAGGGCATCTTTGACGGATTTGCTGCGTTCGAGAAGGTATTCTATATTCCAGAGGACGGCCCGCTGAAGGGTAAGATCACTCTGAAGAAGTTGGCGTACCGACCCGCAGAGACGGTCACCTTCTTGACAGACAAGACTGGTGGCTTCAAGGGTATTCGCCAGCAGGCAACTGTCTCTGGTAAGACCGTGGATGCTTACATTCCACGAGACTACTGCTTTTATTGGGCAGCACAGGAGGAAGAGCGTAAGTTCTACGGTATCTCATTTTTCCAGAGCGCCTTCTATCATTATGACAAGAAGGTGAAGTTGTACTACACGGCTCACCTTGCAGCGCAGCGCGCAGCCGTGGGTACTCGTGTAGGTACTGTGCCTCAACAGGCTTCTAAGCCTGATCGACTTGCTTTTTCCAAGGCTCTGTCTAATATGTCCGTGGCTCAGTGGATGACCATGCCAGACGGGTTCAAGGTTGAAACACTGAAAGAGGGCGGTGGTTTCGATTTCTTGAACCTGATCAACCACCACAACAGTCAGATGTCCAAGTCTGTGCTGGCGTCCTTCTTCGATCAGGCCCAGGGCGGAGGCTCTAACGACACCTCTTTGGTGAACTTCGCTCAGCCTGGCGATGATATGTTCGTGCTCATGCTGCGCGCTATCATGGACGACATCGCTAACCAGATCAACAACTATGTCATCCCTCAGTTGGTGGACTTCAACTTCAAGGGCGGTAAGTACCCTAAGTTTGTTTGGGGCAAGTTGACTGATGAGCAGCGTGCTGCCATTTCTGCTGTGTTCAACCAGTTGGTTTCTTCGGCGGCGCACGGTGTTCTTCCCAAGGAACTGGTCCGTGCCATTGAGATGCAGCAGGCTGACGACATGGGCTTGGAGATTGATTGGGATGCCGTGGAAGCCCGCGAGGAGGAAGAGGCTGCTGCGCTGGCCGCTCAGGAAGCCGCAGCAGGCGCTCTGCCGGGCCAGGAGGGTCCAGTAGACCCCGAGTCCGCACCTACCTCTGAGAGTTCCCCAGAGGATGCTTTGGCTGCCTTCGAGGAGCAGGCTTCTCGGGTGGGGCTGACGGCAGACGATCTGTCTACGGCGAATCTTCTTTCTCTGGCACGCGAGATGCTGGGCGAGTCGTCTGAGCGGGCCTGACCGTGGCACGGTTCGCTGAGCAAGTTCGACGTGCGCGGACGGCTCATCTGACTGTCAACGCTCTGGAGGACACAGCGCGCGCTCAGATCAACCAGGCCTTTGATGTTTGGGACGCAGGCGAACTGGACGCACAGACGGTCAGGCATCGTCTGGAACGCATCATCAGGGACGCTTACAGAGGCTCTGTAGCGCTTGCTGTGGCTCAGGTGGCGCAGGCAGCCGAGATCCCCGATTGGAAGCCTCGTGAGCGCGTTTTCTTGACTCCGTATCTGAAGTCTTTGCTGGAGGACGTACGCCGGAATCTTCGTGAGTACAAGTCAGCGGGCAAGACTGACGAAGCGCGTCGTCGTGCGCTCTTGCGCATGCGCCACAGCGCTGGGGTAGCAGCACAGCGGGGATGCACGGACGCCTTGGTTGCTGCGTACTCTGAGATGGAAGAGTTCGGTCTTTCCGTGCGCAAGGTGTGGATGGCCAACCTCACCGCTGGGACTCCTCCGTGTGATCAGTGCCGAGCCCTTCACGGGTCTGAGGTGGGCATCTCGGAGGAATTCCCTCACGTAGGCTCTTACGTCCCCTACATCGACCTTGTGGGGCCTCCAGCGCATCCTCAGTGCCGTTGCTGGCTGGCCTTCCTGATCGTGTCGCTGGAGAACGCCTTCGACTCTCTGGACTTGGATACTCCTGCCGAATCTGTCGAGTCTTCCATGACTTCGGCTCAGGTCCGCTCTATGCCTGCCAAGTTGTTTTCTAGTTTCGTGACTTTCGTGTCCAGGGTGGTCAAGAAGTTAAGGAGTACGAAATGATTCGCTATCTCTTTGATTCAACTGAATCCGCAGCAGCCGCGCTGGGAGTTGTTCTAGTTCACGCACGAGGCTCTAAGGACGATTACACCTTTGGCAGTCTTTCCTTGTCTCAATTGACTGACTCAGGTATGTGGCTTACAGGTAACACGGAGTCAGTAGCAAAGTTGTTGGACGCAGTACCTGGGGCGGTACGTCAGGAGAGTTTTGGTCGATAGTGATGGGTAGAAAGAATCTTGTTCGTGACAAGATTTGTGAATCCCGGAGGATCGGCTGTAGATGTTTGAGTTGGAGCAGTTTGAGGAAGTAGTCGCGCTTGCTGGCGTTCGTAAGGTTCGCACACAAGAAGGCGTTAAGTTCTATGGATTGCCGCTTGGTTCCCCAATCACGGCTGACCTCATTGCTCTGAAGGATAAGCAAGCCGCAGCCAAGGGCGTCAAGGCTCCCAAGGACGCCCTTACTTCCTCGTCTTCACGGGTAACTCCTAAGGCCCCCGGCTCGTCTTCTGTTGAGTCCGATTCCGGATCTGTTTCTGACGCTATCAAGGTCAAGAAGTCTACGATCTCTGGACCTGCCAAGTTCTCTGTGGGCGCTAAGGAATACGGGGCTCCCTCAGGATCTAAGTTTATTACTCCCCAGAATAACCCGAAGATTGCTTACGTTCGTACACCAGACGGCAAGATCCGAGCCTTCAATGAGCAGGGTGAGATTGAAGTCCCGGCGACTCTTTCCAACCTGTTGGCCAAGAAGTTCACGGCTGAGTACGCAGGCGACGATGCCTACGAAGTTGTCGATCTAGTTTCTGCTGCCGACGACCCGGACTCCCCCGTCCTTGGTTCTGCTGCCGACGCTCCCGCAGAGACTGTCGCTGTCTCTACTGAGGGAGATCCGGTATTCACCAAGAACGACCAGGGCGGCTGGACTCACGACGCGCTTGGCGTGGAGTTCTCGGACGAGGATGTTCAGACTCTAGTAGACAACGGCGAGATTCTTCTGTCTCCTCCGGTAGAGGGAGACACTGCCGCTCTGGAAGAGCAGACCACGGCAGGTATGCCGAACTTCTCGGACATGACCAAGGCCGAGGCTATTTCTGCTTTCGATGCCATGCCTGCTGGATCTATTTTGGGCATCGCTGGATCTGACGCAACCATTTCTAAGCAATCAGATGGAACGTGGATTTCAAAGAGCGGCATGCAGCCTTCGGGTAATCCTGTTACTACTGAAGATCTGGCTCTGGTTAAGAGCATTTTGGTTTCTGCGGATAAGGAGTATGCTCCGGATGTCGAAGGGCCGTCCTCAGAAGTTTCGGAAGTCAAGGAAGCCGAATCGCCTTCCGCCCCGGACAATAAGGGGAAGGTAAACGAGCCCAAGGGTCTTGACGCCGCACGTTCTGCTATTTCGTCTTATACGAACAAGGCAGCTTTTCCGTCTTCGGAAGTCTCTAATGTAGCCAAGATGCTTTCTATGGACGAGGCTATTGGAGTATTCGACGGAACCTATCCTCTCAATGTCAGTAAGATGATCGCCGGTATTGACATTGACGGCCATGATCTGAAGTCTGCAATTAAGGCTGCACGTAAGACTAATGCGCAGAAGACCGTTGAATTGGGTCAAAATAAGTGGCATAACGAAGACGCAGTTCTTCGTGAGGTTGCTATTCAAGCAATCGGGGATAACTCCACAGATGTAGAAGACTTCAAGGCGAACTTGAAGAAGATCTCTACAGTGGACCCCCTGAGCAAGACCAAGGAAGACTCAGTAACCAAGGAGAACAAGGCTCCTAAGGCTAAGAGCGCGGGCGGGTCTGCTCCGGTCACTAAGCCGACCCCTGCCTCTGAGAAGGCTATTGGTTCTGAAAGCCTGAAGGTTGTTAGGGAGAACGAGAAGCAGTCGAAGCAGACTGTCTCCGAGGCGGTCGTTGACACTAAGAAGCCTGCCGGTCCTCCTCGCCTGCCTGAGTCCGGCAAGCCGCTTGCGAACCTTAATGAGGTGAGCGAGGTCAAGGCCGCTTTGGACCTGCTGCCCGAAGGCGCAATTCTGCGGCATGAAAGCCTGTTTTTCAAGTACACCAAGGATGCTTCTGGCTGGTGGGTGGCACCTTCTGGTTCTAAGAGGACTGCGGCGAGTTTCTTTACGGCAAAGGATCAAATGGTCCTTGAACTGCCGCGCAAGGAAGCAGACAAGCCCAAGGCTGCGCTGACTCCTGAGAAGACTGGCCCGGACTTCAAGGTAGGCGAGCAGTTCACCTTTACCTCGTACGAGGACTTGGATGCTCTACCCGCTGGAGCGGTTCTGGGTAAGTGGAACGTTTCGTGGACAAAGGTCTCTGACAACGCTTACCTGACCGAGAATGGTACTACCGTTCCGAATTCTAACTTGCTTATTCGGGGCAATAGTATGCAGTATAAGATCGTTTCTCTTCCTGAGCCTGCCGCAACCAAGTTTTCCACGGAGTATGCCAAGGGTGACAAGATCAAGAAGTACGGTCACCTTCGTGAGATGCCCGTAGGCACTAAGATCAAGTCTTCTGCCCTGGGAGCCTCTTATCTGTTGACAAAGGGTGAAGATGGTAAGTGGCACGAAAACGAGAATGGCGTTCCATGGAGTCCCGATACCCTTGCGGATGACATCATTGATGGCAATCTCACCATGGAAGCATCGGGTTCTGTAGGTGAGCAGTCGGACGATCTTGACGTGCAGTTGCTGCCCAACGGCATTGTCTACTCCAAGAAGCAGATCGCTGACGCGGTAGACGCTCTGGAGGGACACAGCGGCTTCCAGATCGCCTATGGGTTCAAGACGATCCCGGATCACCCGCTTGCTCAAAAGGATGCTCAGAATGCCGTCAAGGAAGCCGCTATGGCAGCCTTCCCGGACCTGAAGCCCAAGCAGGCTTTCGTCGCCTTCCTGAAGGACAAGGGAGGCATCTCTGATGTGCCTGCATCTGTGGATGCAGCCGTTGGTGCGCCTGGACTCGCAGGCAACAAGATTCATCTCGGTGCGGACAACCCCCAGGCCAAGACTATTCAGGGCTATGACGGCGGCGACTTTACGCCTGCCGATGTCGAGTCTGCTATTTCGATTCTTGAAGCGTTCGGCGGCAAGGCGTTCAAGGCTGAGTTGAACAAGAAGGGCAATCCGCTTGGTATTCTGAACCCCAATGACCTTGTGGGCTTCAACAAGGACAAGACTGTCACCAAGCAGAAGTTCAT